TATACTCGAAGTTCTCTTCAATAAACGCAAGATCTTTATCTTTAAAAGTCTTCCTTACGAAATTCGTTTTCTTCTCATCTAGACCAGCAAGCTTCTTTTCTAAATAAAGGTCCTTTTTAAGACCTTCAAGCTCCTCAGAAACTGTATTATGAGATTCAGTAAGCTCATTCAGCTCTTTACTTTGAGCATCAATAGTATCTTTTCCATCCTTAACTGCTGACCTAATAGACTCATTAGCTAACACCATATCAACAGACAGCATCTTACGAAGATCTTTAAGCAAACTATATGCTCTCTTATTTGTAGTTGCTTCTTCAATTGTCTTAGTTGGAATAGCTTCTTCTATATATGAATCAAGGTAATCAGATACAGACTCAACGACTGTATCTTTTAATGAAACAGCCTCTTCATTAATAGACTGACGATAACGACGAACAACATTCTTTAATTTACGAGCACGATCATGATCAACAGCTTCAACAACCTTATTGAGTTTCTTCGTGTGGTCTTTGTCTATAGCTTCTAAGAGCTCTTCTAACTTCTTAGAGTGCTCTGCGTCTTGAGTAGTAAGAGCAGCTTCTGTCGCTATATTTACGCGCTCATTAGCCTTCTCGTCCACTGTGTCATTAAACACTGTTTCAATTTGTTTAAGACTGTCCTCTGTAAGAACGTCTTTACCTACTTCTTTAAGTAAATCAGATATGTTGCTCATGATTAAAATAAATCCTTTTTAATTGCTTTCGCTATTTTCTCTTTAATTTTTCCCTCAACCACAGCATTTAACTCTGTGGTTGCCGCCGCGTAATTTTTATCAATAATATTACCGATAAACGACTTGATCTGTTTATTCCTATCCATCATAATTATTTAAGTAATTTTTACCATTTTTTATATGTTTTTAATAAACTCAATAAACTTATTTCTAAAGTATTCATCGACATCTCTATTTGGTAATTTCTTTAAACCCTCTTCAAATCTATCAAAATGCTCTTCAAAGTCTCCACTACGATTTAAAATCCATTGTTTTGATTCTAGTATACCATTAACAAACGCATCTGAATAAGACGGATCTGCAACACAGTCAATAGCAACTAACTTCATTTCAGTAACATGACCGACTTCGCTATTAGTTTCTTGATCAATTTTACCTAATGCTCTTGAGGACATACCGACCCTGACACCATCCAGTACTAATTGCTTTACTATAGTACCGCAAGGGGTTTGTAATATCTTACTCTTACCATAAAAAATGTTACCGTCTTGTTTCATTTCGGTAACTATATGACATGCTCTTTCTAAATCGACTTCTGCTGTAGTAGGATGATTTAACTCACCCATTGCTCTTTTAGTATGAATCATTTCTTTTTCATACCGAGTAACTTCTTGCACCATACTATCTAAATCATAAACCCGGTTATTCTTATTAACATCGGAAGCCATCATATAAGGCCCTTTTATATATAATCTAGATTCAGACTTATTATTCTTCTCTTCTACTATATACTCAAACTCCGAAGGGTCGGTCTTCTCTACTAATAACTTAAAGGCCATAGCGCTATAAAATATTTATTGTTTATGCTATCTTTTTCCGTTAAATAATTCCCTTTCAGTGAGAATTAAAAATTTATACCCGTGCTCATCTGCCCATTGTTTTGCTGATTTCCACTTAGCTTGATTGATGTCATATGTTACTTGCTCATGTAATAATGTACTTTGTTTTTTTCTTCCTCGCATAACCGGGCGTTGTGTCTGACTGTAAGGTTTAATTTCTACTAAGTATTTTACTTTTCTATCTCTTTGTTTTAATACTAAAGTATTATCAACATAGTACTTATGAGTCCGAGCATCAACCGGGCTTATATAAGGAACTATAATACATTCACTAGTCCACTCGAGTACATTTGGATTATAATCACACCACTTAAAAAAATGAAGCTCCCATGAACTTCTATATTGAGGATATTGTTTACCTAAAAACTTTCGACCGTGTGTGGGTCTATATATACCTTTCTTAAAATTTCCTTTTTTATGTAAAGCCATTAGCCCACAAAAAACATAGGCGGAGCCGCATCGCCGAAACCAGCAGAGGCACCTTCAAACATTTTATTCTCTAACTCTTTCTTCTCCTCTAAACCTTCCTGTAAAATCCCAGTGTCAAGAGCTGTACCGCCAAATAATTGAGCACTACCGAACTTACCTCGAACCCGCCCTAATGTAATTTTAGTTAAAGCAAGCGCATAGGCATACACCCACGGTTCTTTAATTACATGATGAATATGCTTTTCTACATAACAAGTTAACACACCATAAAACTTTTCACCCGTCTTAGGTTCAGGTATCATAAGCAAATGTTGAGTACGGTCATTAAACTTAAAATATCGTTTTGTAGAGAGCATTTTTTCTCGAGTTTCAAGCCATTGTTTTAATATATACCAGCTAATTAAATCAAACCCATAATTACCCATTGCATAACTAAAATAAGTTTGTTGCGCTAAAGTTTGTTCAATTGTAAATAATGTATTTAAACTACTACTTGTTGACTCATCATAACTATGTACATCCATTACCTTCCTACTCTGTCTAGTGAGACTGTCCCACCTACCTATAATAGGAGTAGTAGCTGTAAGCTGATTAAATGTAGTAGTATCATTCACCGTATCATTTCGGGTTGCATTAATTGTCCCTGCTTGTTCAACAATTGGTCTTAACACGACACCGACTGATACCATATTAGTAAAAGACGTTGATCCGTCTGGGTAATTTTCTTCATAATCACCTGGTATTGCACTAACGTCAAACATTTCTGACGCCGACCATACATCACCATATTGGTTCATCGTTACATCTACACCAGATATCGGGCCAGGGTTTCCGGGTTCAGTTAAATCGCTCGACGACACACACACAACAAGAGACTTTGCTACATGAGCAGCTCCATTTGCTAACGTTACTGTAATTGTATACTCAGATGGATCAACAACAATATCACCAGAATCAAATTCAAATAAAGATACAAAATATGGAGACGGGTCAGTCGCTCCTTCACCGCTTCGTGGAGAGCCTGCTGGTGACGTTTCTGGGAATGTTACCGATGTAACAGAGGGTAATAGAGTTGACTGAGTAACTGTTACTTCTACGTCAGTAGTATAAGATTCAGTTAACTCAGGAGTAAGGAGAAATAATTTTGAAATATCTAGTCCTTTACCTTGAGTATATTTGGTACTATCAACGACTAAGTGTTCCTCAGTATATCCTGCATACTTCGTAAACATCTCTACAGCTAATGCTATATTAGTAAAAATCTGATTCCCGTGTAACTCGAGATTAATAATAGGATAGCCTAGCGAATATGTAATTCTATCAGCTAAGCTCTGATAGGTATTAACCGTACTTGCAAGATATGTAGAATATAAATGACTTCCTGCAATTAAATAATTATCGTTCCACGTACTAGTCGCCACATAATTATTTATGTTGGCAACGCTGAAGTTTCACCGCCGGCAGTAGGTTCTGGAGTAGGTACTCCAGGCTCACCAGCCGGGGGCGCGCCACCTGCAGGGCCCATTTCCGGTGGAACTTCTTCACCAGGAGGAACTCCTACACCCATCTCACCGCCCATAGGAGCCGGTGCTCCGCCACCAGTAGCCCAATCAGCGCCACCACCTCTTATCTGATCTAGCTCAAATTGTAAAGCAGCATCCTTTCTCAGCCATTCTCTATTAGCTTTAATTTGTTCGTCGGTCCATCCAAGATATTCTTTCTGACCGTATCCCTGTGATATAGATTCATTACCAACAACATTAGTAAAGTTATTAAGCTTAAGATCCATTATTTGTTGCCTACGTAATTCAAAATAATTCCGAGGTGGTGTAAACTGTAAGTCAAATACATTCTCTCTTAAATCAAAATCTTTCCATAAGTGTTTTAATTTAAGATGAGTAATAAATGCGTCCTTTAATCCTACGGCAAACTGATGTTGAAGTCTGACAATAAAATTTGCGAACTTTAATTCTTCTCTTAACACGTTTGCATCAGCACTATATTGAGAATTCTCAGAGTCAACCCTATTAGTTGGTACCTTAAGAGCCTTATATAATTTTTTAACGAAATAATTTAAATCATCTAACTCACCTAAATTTGCACCTCCGGGGAGAGTTTTAACTTCTGTACCAGTACTACCCTCTCTCTTTGGAAACCAGTAAGCATCTAAAATTGATTGTGGGTTAAATGAATCTACTCTCTTACTATCATCTAAACTAAATGACTTCTTACTCCAATAATTTTGCATCAAGCGACGAATATACCCTTCAGCTTTTGGAGTACTCATATTACCAACGTCTACATTAAATACTAACCGCTCTGGAGCTCTAACTAAACGATATATAATAATAGAATCTTCAATTAAAGATAACTGCCTATAAGCTCTTCGTGCGTTCTCAATAAACGGAATCCTAAAAGTTTTATTTTCATTCCATGTACCAGAATTGATATATGTAACCTGATTCTTTTC